TCAGCGCCAAGTGTTATTGTCAATAACCAAGACGTTTGTACCACTGGAGCAAGCGCGGCAGTACAGACGCAAATTCTTGGAATCGCTGGAGCGACTGTCAACACAGATGAAAATTGTGAACGATTAAAATTATCTCGTGCCTTGTATGGTATGGGAATGAAAGTGGCGGCAGTATCAGTACTGTGTCAAGACCCTAGAGTTTTTGATGCCATGGAAATGGCAGGCACTCCCTGTCCATATTTTGGTACAATAGGTGAAGTAGCACAAGCGGGATGGGATTCACACCCGCAACACAAACCAGGATACAAGGAACCTAACAATGCTAAAAAATATCTTATTGGTGGTGGCTTATTGTTGGCTATCACTACTGGTATCCTTCTCTTCTAAATCAGAAGAAGTAACTACAGAAAATCTATTAAAAGATAATATCGATACTAATATTAATGATGTAGGAACCTCTAATAACTCATATGGTATGGAGGGAGCAGAGTTTACTACAGGAAATGAAAGCCTTGGAGGAGGCTCAAGAAACTTTGACATTGATTTATCAGAATATAAAAACATCGATTCAATAAAATATGGAAGCACTGTCTACAGCCATACATCAAATTCAAACTTACCTGCATGTGCTAACACAACAGGTGACTGTAGAGATGAGTTCAAAATCACAGTCAATCTTTATAACGATTCCGTTTTAGTAAAAACTTATACCCATAATTATTATGATATTAACTGGTCTGGTTCCAAAGCTTATGAATACACGCAAGACGTAGCGTCAATAATATTTAACTCAGCTGAATTAGAACTATATGGTGTTGATGCTGGATATCTTGATGGATATTATGGTCCAGGTTTTTCTGATTATTACTTTACAGCTACATATAAAATTATCGAAACAGTTATTGATCAAGTATTAGATTCTATTGAGATGGATTTAATTGAAACTGGTTATGAGATGTATGAAGATATATCTTTTGAAATAGATATACAAGATCCTCAAGGTGATATGTTATCTTTTGAATTTGATTTAGTGGAACCTGAAATGGTAGAGATTCAAATAGAAGCTCCTATGATGGAAGAGATTGCTCCTGTAGAGGAGATGCAAACAGAACTAGACATAGATATGAATATGGAAATGGAGGAAATAGCAGATGAGATTAACATCGAAATGGATATTACGGAAGAAGAACCCGATAGCGAAACTGCTGGAGAATCCGCTGTGGAGGCAGAGGAAGAAAGCGAGCAAGAAACAGTACAGCCGCAACAAACAAAAGAGCGAGTTGCGCAAAAAATCATGGCACGAGTCATAGAACAAGACAATCAAACTGTACTAAATAATGTTAAGCTGGCTGTCATGGCACAGCTCGCTGACACAGAAGCCTTTGAACAATATCAAGTAAAACAAATAACAGATAATAATTTTGAAGTATTTATGCAGGAACCCCTTGAAGATCCATACGCAATACTGTATGATATGGGCAACGATTATTTAATGGAACAAATGGTGAATCAACAATGGCAGAGGTAGAATATGCAGGAATTAAAATTAAAGGTGGTAAAATTTTCATTATACTGTCTTTGCTTGGTACCTTGGGTGGTGCTTTGTGGGGCGGCTTTGAATTTTACAAAGACTATCTTGATATGAAAACAAAGATTCAGGAGTATACAGCTCCTGATCTAACTTATCTGGAAAAAGAAATAGCAGTAATTAAAAGTGAATTAGATTCTGTACTAGCAGAAATAACTATTGTAGCAGACGTAGCAAAAGATTTAAAGAACGATATGAAGGCAGACTTGCGTAGTATGAATGGTGACATCCGACACATTACAGAAATAGTTAATGATGTAGAAGATCGTCAGAAAGAAGATACACGTGAAATATTTGATGAGCTAAAACTAATTGAAGAACAATTAAACCTAGAAATAAATAAAGCATTAAATAATCCACTGTCAGCCTTGACAAATAAATAATACTTCCTATATAATACACATAGCCGCCGTAAGGGGCTAGTAAACTTCGCTTGCAAAGGAGGTATATTATGACAAGCCTAGAACAATACAAAAACTTTTGGATAGGATTTGATGATCTATTCAACAGAATGGACTCATTCGAGTACACATCATTCCCACCATATAACATTAAAAAGATAGACGCAGAGAACTATGAGATTGAAATGGCAGTCGCTGGTTTTTCTAAAGATGACATTGAAGTTAAGTATGCAGAGAATACTTTAACTGTCAAAGCTAAGAAAAAAGAAAAGCAAGATACTGACAAATTAATCTACAAAGGTATATCTGAAAAGAACTTTACCAAGTCTTTCAATCTAGCAGATGACTTTATAGTCGAAGATGCGGGGTTGCAAGATGGGTTACTTTGTGTTAAACTTAAAAAGATAATTCCTGAAGAAAAGAAGGAAAAGATTATAGACATTAAGTAATCTCACTTTCGGGGGTATCTTTCCAGGTGCCCCCCACTTTCAGGTCACAGGAGAACCAATGTTAGATCAAGTTAGAAATTACAAAGAACGTATGCAAAAAGTTTTGGCAGAAGCAATTGCTGCCAATAATCAGCAACTCCTCAGCGGGACTGCTGATGACTACGCATCCTACAGATTTCTTGTAGGTATCGGTCAGACATTAAACGATATGTCTGATAGACTAGAAACGGAGTACAAGAAATTGTACAAAGACATTGCAGGAGGTAATGATGAGTAAACTACCAAAGCCACAAGGCTATCGTATGTTACTGAAACCATGGGAACCACCAATGGCAACATCAGGTGGGATCTTGTTATCTGATCAATCCCGAGAGCTCGCGAAATTTGCTTGCGTGGTATCTCAAGTAGTGGATATGGGTCCAGAATGCTACAAGAATCTGGACAAATCAGAAACAACATGGTGTAAAGTAGGCGACTATGTGCTGACTGGAAAGTACGTTGGACTTAAATTTAAGTATGAAAACGAAGACTATTCAATCATCAATGATGATGAAGTAGTAGCAATCGTACCAGAACCAGATAAAATAAAACATAGATAAGCACTTGCAATATACCCACAAAATGTGGTATTATATTGTTCACAGCGTGAAACGCAGTTCGCAACTGACGGAGGTATAAATGATAGAAGACCCAAAACAAGAAGAACTTAATCAAGAGGAAGAACTCGAGATTGAGATTGATGAAGGGGGGCACGATGAGAGCCAACCTGAAGAGCAGCCAGCTCCAGAACCAGAAACTCCCGAAACTGATGAAGCCGAAGATGATGATCCTTTAGAGGAAGAAGCATCCGCGGAAACTCCAGAAGAAGAGGAAGAGTCTGATGACAAAAACAAATATGGCAAACGAGCTGAGAAGCGAATCAAACGCCTAGTCAAGCAACGTAAGGAGCTTGAGGAAAGATTAAAAGCGTTAGAAGAAGAGAAACAAAAGTTTCAATTTGAACGCGAAGAACTAATAGGCAGATCCGCAGAGTCAGAACTAGCTGCAGTTAAGCAGTATGGTGATAGACTCAAAGCTCAAGAAAGAGAAGTACTAGCTACTCTTCGAGATGCTAAGTCGAATGGTGATGTAGATAAGGAAATAGAAGCTACTGATAAACTAGCTTCCATTAAAGCCGAGTCTCTCATTGTAAAACAGTATGAAGAGAAAGCGAAGTCAGCTTCTACTAAAAGAGTTTCTGCTGAAGAAACTGCTACGAAGCCACAGGTAAACACTCCTCTACCAGATAGAAGAGCGGTGCAGTGGCAAAAAAGGAACGCATGGTTTGGTGGGCAAAACCAATCTGAAAAGATTATGACGCAAGCCGCCATGGTAATACATAAGGAGTTAATAGATGAAGGTGTATATCCTGACGCTGATCCTGATGAGTACTATAGTGAACTTGATGCTCGCATCCGTTCTGAGTTTCCTGAAAAATTCAAAGCAGCAAACACAGCGAAAAAAGTACAAGTAGTAGCGGGTGGAACGCGCACTTCCCCCAGTGGCAAACAGAAAGTCACATTGACTAAATCAGAAGTAGAGACTGCTAATAAGTTAGGAGTACCTTTACAAGAATATGCGCGACAAAGATGCGCCGTGATAGTTCGGCGAGATAAGGAGTAGATGAATGACACAGGCTACTAAGACAACTCGAACAACGCGAGCCTCGGGTACTCGCAAAAAGACGTGGACTCCACCGAGCAAATTGGAAACTCCAAAAGCTCCAGAGGGTGTTCACTATAGATGGGTTCGACATGAACTCTTGGGTGATGATCACGCAGGTAATGTCCATGAAAGAACTCGTCAAGGATACGAGCCAGTTAGACCAGAAGAACTTGGCGGCGACTGGCAAGCGGATGTTTTAGACACAGGTAAACATGCGGGTATAGTTAGATCAGGTGATTTAATTTTGATGAAGGTTGATCAAGAAATTGTTGACCAAAGAAATGAATACTTTGCTAACAAAACCAAAGCACAAGAAGGAGCAGTCAACTCCGAGTTGCAAAAGAACAACAGCGCTGTTGCACCTATAAGCCAAGACGAACAGTCTTCCGTCTCAGTAGGCGGAGGAAGAAACGCAAAGTTTGAGGACTAATCGTTTGATTACCTCTGCTTTGCATAACAATAACAACGGAGGTAAAACATGGCATATGGTTTAAAGCCAGTTAAGCACGCTAAAGGTGGTATCGTAAGAACCAATAACTTTAGTGGTGTTAATGGTTACAGAATTGCTGCTACCGCTCCTAGTGCATTCTTCGAAGGCGATCTCGTGACTTTCTCAGCAGGTAACATTGTTACTGATATGGGAGCAGCTTCACCAGGCGCAGTCGTAGGTGTTTTCTGGGGTGCCGAATACGTTGACAACGCTTCAGGAGAAGTTAAGTTTGTCAGAAGTATTCCAGCTTCAACTGTAGCTAAAGACAAATACAAAGTGTACGTATATGATGATCCAGATATCATCTTCCAAATCGAAGCAGATCAAGACACAACAGCTCTTGCAGCTGCTGACGTAGGTAAGAACGTACAAATCGTAGCATCACCAACAGGTAGTGCTATCACACACAAATCAGGTCTTGTAGCAGATTCTAGCACAAAGAACACAACTAACACATTCCCACTAACTGTATTAGGTAGTGCGGAGTTAGATGATTCTTTTACATCAGCTGGAACATCTATGGATATTTTGGTGAAAATCAATACTCATCAATTTGGACTAGGCGCTACTGGCGTAACAGGAATATAATAGGAGGATAAATTATGGCTATATCAAGAGCACAAATCCTTAAAGAACTGGAGCCAGGGCTAAACGCGATTTTCGGAACTGAGTATAACAGATACGAAAATGAGCATGCCGTCTTGTTCGATGAGGAAACATCCAACAGAGCTTTCGAAGAAGAAGTACTCTTCCCAGGCTTTGGTAATGCAGGTGAGAAGTTCGAAGGTGCACCAGTATCTTACGCCGATTCAGGTGAAGGGTATGTATCACGATACACTCACAAGACTGTAGCACTAGCATTCTCATTAACTGAGGAAGCTATGGAAGATAACTTATATGATAAGTTGTCAACCAGACTAACTAAAGCTTTAGCAAGAGCAATGGCTTCTGCTAAGCAACTTACTGCAGCTAACGTGTATAACAATGCATTCAGCGGTTCATACACAGGTGGTGACAATCAGCCGTTAATTTCTAACGCGCACCCACTACAAAACGGTAGCAACGGTTCTAACAGACCTGCTACTTATGCGGACTTATCTGAGACATCTTTAGAAACAGCATTAATTGATATTGCTGGATTTACAGATGACAAAGGTATCCCTGCTGCAATTCAAGGTAGAACCTTACACATCCCAAGACAATTGGTGTTTGTTGCAGAAAGACTAATGAAGTCTCCAAACCGAGTTGGTACTGCTGACAATGACATCAATGCGATCAACTCTATGGGTATGCTTCCTGGTGGATACTATGTAAACCATAGATTCACAGACACAGATGCATTCTTCATTAGAACTGACGCTCCTAATGGTACAAAGATGTTCAACAGAGCAGCGATGAATACCAAGATGGAAGGTGACTTTGAAACAGGTAATGTACGATACAAAGCCAGAGAAAGATACAGCTTCGGCTGGTCTGACTGGAGAGGTGTCTACGGAAACCAAGGTGCTTAATCACTAATTTGGATAGGGGGTTTACCATAAAGGTGCCCCCTTCCTTTAACTAATAACAACCATAGACTGCAAAAGCAGACTATATAAAAAAGGAGTATAGACTATGGGAACAACAACTTTCTCAGGACCAGTAGTGTCCAACAACGGATTTACATCTACTTCAATTGCGTTTGATGATCTGCCAACAGCTTCTGAAAACACAGGAAGAATTATCTTTTGCTCTGATGCATTAAAAGCTTCTGAGACAACAGGTAATGGTACAGGAAACTTAGTATTTTCTGACGGTTCTAACTGGATTAGAGTAGATACTGGCGCAACTGCTGGTAAATAATTTAACGGGGGAGGCAACTCCCCCACAACAAGGAGTTTATAATGGGTTATAAATCAGATGTAAAAGCATCAACTAGAACTACCGATGGTAGATTTGGTTTAGCAGTAAATGCTACAGGAGATTTTCTGGGCAGAGTAAGAGTTAAATCAATTCAAGCGGCAGGCGTTGCTTCATCAACTGTTAAACTATATGATGGTACAAGTACTTCAGGCGAATTAAAACTACAAGTGGGTTTTGGTGTTGATGGCTTGAGTATGTTAATACCAGAAGATGGTATGGTTTTTGAAAATGGAGTGTACTTAGATTTAACAGCAACTACTTCGGTAACAATTACTTACTGTTAGTAAGGGGGGCACGTGGCAACTTCTGGCACATATACATTCAGCTTAGACATAGCTGAGATAATACAAGAGGCGCATGAGCGCGTCGGATTAGAACTTAAGTCGGGTTACGACTTAGTAACAGCTAGACGTTCCCTTAACTTACTTTTAACTAAATGGGTTAACGAAGGCGTGAATCTATTCACTCTTGACTTAACTACAATCAATCTCACACAAGGTCAGTCAACCGC